CTCCAACTGAAGAAAGCCACGCATTTTCTGTGTAATGGTCTGTTATTCCTTCCCTGCTATCAGGGATATAATTCAAGAAACAACTAATCGGTAGTCCTCTAGATGTTCCTCCGTTTGATAAAATAGGTGTACTAAACATAAACCAAAGATTACTTGCATACTCATAAATTCGTTGTGCCATCTCATCACTATCCGAATATTCAGCTGCTGCTCTAGCAAATGCTTCTTGTGGAGAGGTTTCTCCCTCTACCATATACCTATCTTCTAAAGTTTTTATACTAAATTCAGGTAATAATTTATCCTGTTTATAGTCTATTTTTATATTATAAGTCATTTTTCTAAATATATGTTGACAATGAATTGTCGATTGTTACTGTATTCTCACTCCCAATGGCTTCTTCGCAATATGCGAGTAAATCCATCAGTTCCATATTTGTAAGCAACTGGTCTATGTTTTCATTCAGTGACTGCATATATTTATATCGACTACTGAATGGAGCAGCGTCATAAATATCAAACGCATTTCCAAATTCTTTTACTAGACCTTCTGCTCTTTTCGGACCGATTTGTGGTATACCTGGAACGTTATCTCCAGAATCTCCCATCAAACATTTAATTGTGATATACTCTTCCACAGAGTAATTATGATTTTTACTCCAGTTTTCATGTGTAGTTTCTTTTCGATTTATGTAAGAAAAACGTGACACATTTGGATTTATAAGTAAATCCCAATCTCTATCAGTACTCATTAACCATATGTGGTCGATTCCATACTGTTCTCTATTTTGTACTATGTAAGCTGCGATATCGTCAGCTTCCACTCCTTTGAAGCGCAGAACACACCATCTCTTGTCCATAAGTGCAAGAGTGCGTTCCATTTCTTCTATGAATTTTTGAAAAGCTTCTGCTTCAGCAGGTGTTTGCTTTTCGTATTTTTCTTTTCTGTTTCCTTTATATTCAGGATATATACCCTGTCTAAAGGTACTACTCCCCCAGTCTGCAGCTATGACAATACTGCCACAGTTGTAGGAGCTTGCAAGAGACTCTACAGTACGCATATAATCGTCTGCAAAGTCCGTTCGACCTTGATGCTTCCATCTAAATCCTAGATTAAGTGCATCAATAACTATTACTCTTTCACGAGGAGCTTCGCTCCCCATATCCATGAAACTTTTAGCCATTTATAAACCTCGGTTGTTCAAAGATTAGCCAATCCGTAGCTAAACAAACGTAACAATCCAAGTGCTTTACATACATCCACCTATCAACCTTTTGTGGCTCTTCTTCTTGAGCGACATAAATTTTTGATCTATTGTACTTGAAAAAGAGTACAGGCTTTTGACCTCCTTTTTCTGCTTGTTCTGTTGCCTGCTCCCACCATTTTATGAATTGGTTAGATGTTGTACTAATTACTTTGTCAGTAAAATGATTATCTTTATAATTTTTTACTTCTATACAGTAATTGTTTTCTTTATTTGGTACAAACAAATCACCTTTCATAAACTCAAGTGCGCCTGACATTGGTACTCTTTCAAAGTCTAGATTCGTATGTGTTTTTAGTAATTCTTTTACCTGACGCTCGCCTGTAGCGCCTTTTGCTCTTGGGTCTACCATTAGTCTTCCTCTTCTACGAATAGAATATCTTTCTCTGTTAATATTACATAAAAGTCATCTCCTACTTTTACTTTTCTCTGTGCAGCGTGCCATTCAAAATACACTCTGTCACCTATTTTTACTTCGAAGGGAACTTTCACCCCAGTACGAGTTAGCTTTCCGTAGTCTCCGAGCCCAACTACTGTGCCACTATTATCAAGTCTCCGCGATGAATCGGGTATAATTATGCCTCCATCAGTCGTCTGATTCTCAACTTCTCCTCGTTTTACAATCAAATTGTCTTTAATTGGTTGTGGGACGCTGTCTACTTCGATATAATCACTCTTTACTTGCGCCATATTTCTCCATTAAAAATTCGTTATACTTACTTGTGTACTCCTTTTCTGAAAGGGGCACACCTCCAAAAACAGTTCCATGTTCGTCACAGTAGTCTAGCCACATTCGACGACAGAAACTATCGAAATCATTTGTTATATTTATTGTTGCCATTGTTCTAAAACATCTTCTCCTGTTTCTTGCTGTCATTCTAATCTACTTATATTATCAGTCTTTAAGACTTCTATCTTGTCTAAAAGAGGGTGAGTCCAACCGTGAGATACAATATATGTATTTAGACCTTCTTCTCTTAATAGAACTTCTACTAGCTTTTCTCTTCCTTGCTCGTCAAGTACATTTATGACTTCATCAAGAAAAAGAACATTAATACGACTTTTCGATATACTACTCATCAATTTTCGTATAGCGATTAAAGTCGCTGTGTTAACTCTGGTCAATTCGCCACTACTAAGTGCCGTTATATCAATAATATTTCCTTCATCTGTGACTTCTACGTTCAACTTGTCATTTGTTACTACGAAGTTGATGCTAAATCGCCCGTCACTTAATTCTGCTAAATAGTCGTTCGCAAGGTCTTCCAACTCTTTTACCATATTCTCAATCTTATACGCAATAAGACCATTTGTAGAGAATGCTTTTTTCAGTACTTCTATATGTCCTGCGGTCTCTTCGACTTTCGATAATTTTTCCGTAATTCCCTCAAGTTCATTTTCAAACTCTGCTGTCTGCTCAAGGATAACTTGGATCCTTGTGTTTTTCTTTGTTCTTTCTTCATTTTCCTCTGCTATCTCCTGTATCTGCGATTTGGCGTGAGAGATATTATCTTTCAATTCTTTGATTTTCAATGCCAAATCACCACCATCTAAAGTTTCACTAGGTAGAGTATTATCTATCCGAGAATGTAAATCTTCAAACTCTCGTTTCGTATTTACATACTTCTGATATTCTTGTTTCTCTTTTGTTCTAGCATCTATCTCTAGGTTTAGGTCACTTAATCGTTTTTTGTGACCGTCTACTTGCTCTTGTGCTTCTATAATCCATCTGTCAATAAAATCTTCTGGAATAGATTGTTCACAAGTAGGGCAAGTGCCTTCTAAGTTTTTATACTTTTCTTCTTTCTTTTCCCACTCAGAAATATATCCACCAATTCTGCCTTTTTTAGAAATTAAGTCATCAAAAGACTCTGGCTCAGTTAGCTTACTTTGTAATAATGTCATATCTAGCTGGGAAAATAACTGCTTATATGTATTATTTTCGTTAATTTTTTGATTTTTTTCTGCGATATTTTCAAAATCTATAGATAAAGAACGCAATTCTTTCTCATCTTTTTCCGAATATTCTGGTAATTTTATCATTGGAAGTATGGTACTATCACTCAATTTATTTTCATTTAACCATTTTACAATAGTTTTTGATTTCCCATCTAGTTCCGCAAGTTGCTGACCTGAAGTACGTGCAAGCTCACGAAAAACGTCATAATAAGCGACGTAGTCTTCCAAGTTTAGCAAGTCTATCAAGAACTTTTTTCTGTTCGCATCTGTTGCTGTCAAAAACTGCAAAGATGTGTTAGTGTTCTGATAAACTAGCTGTGTAAAAGTTTTAAAGTCCAGACCCAGTATCTGCTCGACTGTTTTGTAAGTATTGGTTGCAGTATGACTACTAATATCTTCGTCACCTTCAAATAATTTAACTTTTATACTTCCTCTACTTCTGCGTACATCTATCGCATAATCTGTATCTTCTACTGCAAAAGTAAGGTGGATATTATATCCTGCATTTACAAATCTATTCTGTATATCCGCTTTTTTGATGCCTTTACTATTCTTGTTGTATAAGGCTTCTTCGATAATAAGTGGAATGGAAGACTTACCCATGCCATTGGTACCCACCAGTTGAGTGAGAGTACTATTGTTAAGGTCAATACTGTTATCTTTTCCATAGCTAAAGCAGTTATCCCACTTCAGCGTTTTTAGAGTTATCATGAAATATTCCTAAAATTTGTGTTACTGTCTCATCTTTTAATTCCAGAATATAACTTAAATATTCTGCGAGCTCCTCTTCCATTGTCATTTCTGAGTCCAATATAAGAGTAGCCTCTGTTTTTCTTTTTACTACTTTTTTATCAAGTAGTTCTGTATTCTTTATAAGTGAAAGATCGGCGACATCACCTTCTAGCTCATAGATCGTGTAGTCGTATGTAGTTGGGATCATAGCCGCGGGGTCAGTCACCGTCTTTCGTATTAACTGGGGTAGTTTGAACTCTTTCCACTCCCATTCCCAACTATCTTCATCAATCAATAAGTATCCTGTTTGCACTTTCGTTCTGTGAAACTGGGTAGACATCGGACTACCTGGATATACAATATTTAATTGAGTATTAGAATGACTATGTAAATCGCCTGCAAACACAATCGGAAACTGTGCTAACTTATTCAAGTCAATCTCAGGCGATACATGGGGTGGTATAGAACCTCTAACGTGTGTGAATAGAGGTTTTCTTATATCTAAGTCCAATACTGGATTCCATTTCTTATGTAAATAACAATACGGTAATATACTGTATTGTTCTGTCACAGTTATTTCATCAATAACTGTAACCAGCGGGTTTAGTTTTTCAGTCGCTGATTTTAGCTGAGTAAAGAATGTTTGGTTTTTTCGTGTTGCTTCATGGTTTCCATCAAAAATAATTGTTGGAATTGTAACTCCACTAATAAAATCAAAATATAACTCTAACTCAGGCATTGAAGGAAGCCTATCAAATAAGTCTCCGCCAATGATATGCAGGTCAACATCTTTCTCAATCTCTTTGATTTGAGAGAAAAACTCACGATACCTGTTTGTAGCCCACTTTACGGGTACATTCTTTTGTCCTAGTTTTATATGCCAATCTGCTGTAAATAAAATCATGCTACGAAATCATCTCCTAGTTGCCAACTGCAACCTGTTAAACCGCCCGCTTGAAGTGCTGCAAGAGTTCTGTGTATCTCCTGTGCGCTTCTGCCTGTATCAAGTGCATTGACTGATACATGCTCCACTATATTATTTGGGTTTATAATATAGGTTGCTCTATAATGAACACCATCTTCTTCACTTACAATGCCTAGTTCATAGCCAAGTGCCATGCCTGAGTCTGCTGCAAGTGTGTGGTTTATGTCTTTTATAAGGTCATTGTCTTGTTTCCAAGCAAGTTTGCAGAACTCATTGTCTCCACTCACTCCAATAACTTGGGCAGCACTTGACATTTGATCAAATGCTGCAATCTCTGTAGGGCAGATAAACGTAAAATCTTTTGGATAGAAATACATTATTGTCCACTCAGAGTCTATAGTTTCATGAGTTATTGTTCCAAGTGTATTATCGGCGTCACAGGTAGCCATCTTGAACTCAGGAAACTCTTGACCTACCATTACCACTTTTGCTCTCCATCACCTTCTGAAAATTCAGAAGCAACTTCAGCATCAGGAGCATCGCTGCCACCTGCTCTTACTCTATCTAAGAGTTCTTTTTGAGCATCAGCACTTGGGCGAGGAAGTACCTCATCCATAGATTTCAACCCTGATATCAACTCTTTTTCTTCTTCGTCTAATGCTCTAGTTTTACATCTTAGTACCTGTAATTGGTACTCAACATTGAAAGCCATTGGTCCAGTCTTTACTCTTTTAAAGTGGACGTCCCAACCTGTTTCAGGATCTGTGGGGTCGCCAAGGTCTTCAGAGGCAAGCATTACTTGCTCTAATAATTTTTTCTTTAAATTGAGGACTTTGACTTGCTTATCTTTAGGATCGATGCATTGAATTGCATATGACCAACCGCATTTCATTTCGGGGTGATATTCTTTTACCCAATCCTTTTCTTTGTTGTCAAAAGATTCTGTAGAACGATTGAAGGAAAGACACTCCATAGGAATGTTCTTTGCGTTCTCACCTTTTATCCAGTATACATATCTAGGAAGTATATCTCCAACCATTCTTACGACATTGTCGCCATCTTGATAAGTATATTGATTTATGGAAGACTTCTTAGCCTTCCCTTCTAATTGTGCAAATTTTAATGCCATTTTTATTTCTCCTTTTGTGACTTCTCATATCGAAAATAAACTTCTCCATTTTCAATCTTAAGTAGCCTATTCTTTTTAATAATGTTCTGCACGCCTTTGGGAAGTCGTGCTAGTTCTATTGTTAGTTTATTTGTTGTTAAATATTCGTTATAACTTCTAAAAGATGCTACAGCGATGTACTCTGCCCACTCTGAATCAGATGCGGACTTACGATGCTTGTAAATGAACTCAGGGTTCAGTAAAAAACTATCGCCAGAATAATCTTTTCCGTAGAATTTAAAGAGTCTGTCACGTTTACT